CCCCGAGATCGGAAGGGGTGCTTCCCGGCTGTTTTTCGCCCGAGTAGGACATCTGCGTACAGTGTAACGATTACAGGGGGGGTAGGCAACAGCTATCTTATTGAAGAATATGGGATTTAGGCTATTTGGTTGAGATTTGGTTGTAAGGGGAATCCGGCGATCCCCCTTGTAATGAGGCTGTTAGCTAGTTGTAATTGTTGGGCCATTTGCTGTATTGCCCATTGCCGGGGGTGCTGCATCCGTGGCCTTCCTACCTGCCGCGTTTGCGATCATGCCGATTCCCAACTGCTGCTGCATCTGGAGACGCCCAATCTCGTCATCCGGCACCTTCAGGTTAGCGGGCGCGAAGTTGCTCATGCCCATCTTGTCCATGAGGGTGAAGACGCTGATATAGCCCATCTTGGCCAGCATGAAGTACTTCATCAGTTCCTGCTGCGCGGCGCTGTTGAGCAGGCTGGAGGGGTCATACTCCGTGCCGCAACTGGCCAGCATCATCTTGGCACGCTGGTACAGTTGGGGCGGGTTATCCGCCCACATCGCGTTGGTGAGGGACATGATATCCCCCGGATCGCCATCAGGCACGGCATCGGGGATCATGGTCTTCGGGTTGTAGTCGAAGTCCTCAGCCGTCACAGCCTGTGGGCCGAACATCATGATACGCTTTTCGAGCGTGTCAAACTCGATCAGGCTGTACAGATAGTGCTCTGCAAGCTCAGTGTACGCACCCTCCAGGATGCGGGATCGCAGGCGGATACCCGGCGTCATCGCCTTCATCACCGTATCAATGGTGTCATCCGATGGCATCTGGGCAAGGCTGGTCATCGCTTCCACGTTGACCGATCCAGCCAGTTGCGGGATCATGGATGTACACCACTTGATGACTTCCCAGATCAGCGCATCCAACGGCGGTGGATTGACAATCTGAATGCCCTTGCCGCTGGCCATGTTCGTGCGGATCTTCATGCCTGCCGCTCTGCTATTGGCCTTGTTCATCTCCGCTTTGGAGACGTTCCTGTCGCCAATTACGGCAGGTTGGGCCACTTGCTGACAGTGATCGTCGATCACGCGCAGGTTAGCATTGATGGACTTGGAGAGAGGAATCGTGTCGGCCAACGGGATCTTACCGAACCAGGAACCCGGCCACGGATTGAGCGTGAACTTGATGAGCGGTATCTTGCCGCTCCAGTAGGGGCTAGGGCCGTCATACATCAGCACCTTGTTACCCCACACGATCATGCGTCCAAACGGGTACAGGGGCATACCCTTGGGCACCTCATAGGACCACAGATTCATGGGATTCTCGCCATCCCACTTACCCATCCTGACCGTGCCGCCCGTCTTGTTCACCCGCTTGTCAAACAGGTACATCGTGTTGACATACACCGTATTCGACCCGGCGAGGTTGGAGGCATCCCCGCCAGACTTCTTTGACAGAGGCCCGCCACGATCCCCCGGCCCCTCGATCATCTTCGTGATCCAGCCGAAGAACTTACCAATGGCGCTGATGTCTGGACTGACCACCTTGCCGAACTCCTCTTTCACCCACTCCGGCGTACGGGGCCGTCTGACGATGCAGCCGAGCGCCGTCTGGAGCGTGTGATTATCCATCGGGTCAATCGGGTACACGTTGCGGGGATCTTCCGCCTCAACTATCATGTCATCAAGGCGGCGCGAGTAGTACGTGTGGGCATAGCCAGTGCCAGCAAACGTGTAGTACCGCATCACGTCGCCCAGCCGCAGACCAATCTGCCGCTTGGTAAACCACCCCTCTGCGTACTTGTTCGCCAGCCGGATCTGTGGCGCATACTTGGGATTCTGGGTGTTGTACTTCCAGAAGTAGCGGGTGTCCGTGAGCATCGCCACGATGTCCTCACCCGTCTTGGCCACGAGGTTGGCGCGGGTCTTGGACAGACCATCTGTACCACCGGGTGCCGCAGACGCCCCGCTCTGCTTCTCAAAGGCGAATATCTCATCCAGAATCACCTGGATCTTGTCGTATCCAATCTGTGATTCGAGGAACTTGATGCCCCGCTTTAGCCGATCCTCGCACCAGTCGATGATGGCATAGTCAAGGGTGCCGACTTTGGCCTCGTCGGTGTTCACTGGGGGGAGATCGAAGTAGTCTTCCGGCATGGCTATACTCTACCATGTGTAATGATTACAAGAGGTGGAAAATTCAGATGGGGACCCTGAGCAGGCCCCCATTTTTGGCTGAGATTGAGGTGGGAATTGTACTACGAGGTAAGCGTCTTGGTCTCGGCGTCGAGGTTATCCGAGATGGTGTTGAGTTGCGTTGCAAGTTCCTCGGCATCGGCTGCGGATACACCGTCCGCATCGGAAAGAGCGGTGATCTTGTCGCCAACTGCCTTGATTTCCGCGCTGACACTGGCACTAACTTTGCCAATCGCCGCTTTCAAGTCGTCAATAGCTGCCATAATCCTCCCGAATTGTGCGTCGTCCAACTTCAATCTGACTACGATGGACATCTCAGTAGGATAATACCACACTTCCTACAAAAGTACACCAGTTTCGTCAGTCCACGGGCCACTGGCAGACGCGGCGGCGATGTCGCGGGCGATCTCATGGATGACTTTGGGGTCCGGCTTGGGCATCACAGGGTCCGTGCAAGACACCTCATTGCCAGCATTAAAGTTAGTCTGCTCGTGAACCGAGCCGGACTCCTTCTCCCACGCCGTCATGCTCATGATCTCACGCCTCTCAAAGCCCTGTCGAGCATACGCATCAGGCAGCGGCGCATCCGCTCTCGCAGGAGTCCGATGCTCACCCGTCCGAGGGTTGTAGAACACAGCCGCCCTGTCCTGCACGTGGATCTGAGCATGGCGTTCAATCTTGTTGTGGCCGCATTCTGCACAATGACGGTCACTACCCGTGTTTCTGTGGCCACGGGGACACCACCACAAGTATTTGGTCGCCCTCATATTAGTAGATGTGGTCCTGGACCGCCCTCCGCACGATATTCTCCCAGATGTAACGGCTGAGAGGCATCGTCTGTGCCCGCCGCATGAGACGAGCCGCATCCGCAGGCTCAATCAGGAAATGAACCTGGATTCCGCCGTCCGGTTGCACATCCGCGATCAGCTTTTCAGGCGGGATCGCCGCCGTAACCTGCTGGATCGTGTCCGCTGTCTCGAATTGTCCACCGGGAGTGGGCCGAATGCCGCCCGGATTCTTCGTTGCGTTTGCCATATTACCTCCAATGTAATGATTACAACTTCAATCGAACCAATCCTCTGTAGCCTTTGCCTTCCAGTCGGAGAAACTCGTGTAATCGTCCAATCCAGGCGCTACACGCTGGTAATCAGTCACCACAGCCGTCGTAACCTGCTCGTCTGTGCGTTCCACATCGTACGTCCACTTGTGACCAGCCCAGAATACCATGTTTGCAGCCTGAAAGCGGTCATCGTGATAGCCGTACGCCGCCCGAGCACGCATCTTTTCCACGTCAATTTCAGCGTTGGCGTACTCGTCTTTTAGGAATGTGGACCGAATTAGAGCCTGTCGGTTCATCAGGTGTCGGCGTGAGCGATACCACAAGAGTTTCTGAGACTCCCGCGTACTCCTCCAACCCATCCGGTTGGTCTCCTCGGCCACGGAGTCGATGTACTCCCAGTGCCACAGATTGCCGTACCCCAGACGTAGCAACTCCTGTGTTGAGAGAATCCCCGGACCCGGCCACGCCTCCCAGATCAGTTCGCATTGGTCATCCTCGTCTCCGGCATAAATACGGCCCAGCACATTAGCCACCCGTGCGATCTCCACCGCATCACAGGGGGCGGCAAACTCGGCCACTTGGACATCCCGGTATAGCACCTTCTGTTGCTTGGTGATCGGGTCGATTACGGGCAGTTTCAAATTACCCGGCCCCGCTGGATTAGGCTTAGTCTCCCACACCAACTCCTTAGCCCCGTCAATGCGGAATATCTCGATAGCGCCGTTGTCAGTCTTCTCATCCCCGGCTACACGAGATCCGCGATTCCAGCCCGTGATACCCTCAGTCGGGTCAAGACCCATTACGTACTTGGCACGCTTCATCGGTGGCTCATACATGAGCAGTAGGCCCCGAGGATCACGCTCTATCTGCTCCCAGTCCTCGGCGGTGTATATCTCGATGGAGTTGCCTGCTACATGGAGAACACTAGGGTAGTCGATCATGCGTACACCTCCACAGAGTACCGAATGGGCCGCTGGCACTCCATCTCCATCCCCTCAATCAACTCCACAGGCAGCGCACCTTGCGCCCAGTTGGTGAAGCTCTGCTCTGGTGTGGCTGGATAGTTAGCGAGGAAAGACGCCAGTTCGCCATTATGAGCGTGAAGCTCCCGCGTCTTCTCCCACCAGAACAACTGATCCCGGCTAGGTGTCACCGTCTTGCCGTCGCAGAACTCAGGCGACGTGCGGGCGCACAGTTCTGAGTGCTTCACCGAATGCTCATTCGGCGTCCAGTCATCGGGCGGATTTCCACGGTACTTGAGCGTGTTCAGATACCACGGGATAAAGATGTACACGTAGTCCTCGAATCCATTCCGACGATGCCGACAGCCCTCTGACACCTCTTGCCAGTAGCCGCCCTTGCCAGCACTGGTGCCTTCCTGCATATGAAAGGTGGTAATCGCCTTGGGAATCGAGGGCATGAAGGAGTAGCGGATGCGCTCCGGGTACCTCCACAGCGGCACCTCCGTCAGGTGGCTCACATCCTGCTGCGTACCTGTACCAATACCCGTCTGCTGATTCTCGGCCTGATATGACAGGCGGGAGCGGATGGGATCGTCGAATCCGATTTCCTCATCCTTCACATTCGGGTAGATGCTGGGCTTCAGCCAGAACGGGAGGCTTTCAATGGTGAGCAGATCCCTCTTATAAAGCTCACCAGTCCCTTGCGGCCCGTCCTTCAGGGTCGCAGCAAATGCCCGAGTGCCCGGATAGAACAGCATCCGATGAATGCTGATAGCACGAGCAGTAGCAGTGAAAGCAACTTGGCGCGTCTTGTGCGCGTATACGAGTATGCCGGACGTGTGTCCATGCTTCTTCTTTTCTTCAAAGCAGACCCTCTCTCTGTCACCGATCTTCTGTATGAGTCGAAGTTGAGATTCCAACAGCCTCGCAGGTCCATTTCCGCTCTCCGTTCCCACGCCGGGATCACGCTCAACTGTATGATAGCGAGAGAGATAGTAGCCCAGATCGGCCTTGCACAGGATGCGCTCAGACTCGATGTGGGCCTTCTCCTTATCGTCCAACTCGCGTACCAGACGGTCATCCGGCAAGAGTATGTTCTGCTCGTTGTACCGCAGCTTGTCCAGCCGCGCGGCAATCTCGATACAAGTGTCGCGGGGCATCCGTTTGAACACCAGCCCCGCCTTCTTCGCCTTCGCCAAACGTCGCTCTACAATCTCTGGATCGTACATAGATGTCCTACCCGTGTAATGATTACAGCCTAGTCTTCAGCAGCCCACGACTCGGCCAAGTCATCCGCTTTGGTCCGCTTCGTGGGCTTCCCATCACCATAAGTGACAGTGGTATCCCCATCCGTCGGGTCCTCCACAACCCGATAGACAGGAGGAGTACGTGACGCCAGATCAGCCTCGTAAAGCTCACGAATGATCCTCAACTCTTGAGCGATCGAGGCAAAGGGGTGCAGTATGTCCTGCACCCGCGTGGTAAATCGTGATATGAATCCCATATTATCTGCTTTGCGGAGACGGGCCGGGGAACAGAAATGCGCCGCCCCACGTGCCCGCCCCAGCGTAATTGGCGGCGGCAATGGTCA